ATTCATGCCTTCCAGTTTGACTGCAGCCTTCAGCTTAAACTTAGGCTCGGTCTTCTGACACAGTTGTTCTATTGTGTTTAACATCCTATCTTCAGTCCATTTCTTAGACCTTATCTCCGTCAACACTAATGTATCAATCATGTTGAGTATTTTCCTCGCGGAAAACGGAGCACTTTTCATACCCACATTACAGTGTTTCACATTCTGTGGGTTCATGGATGCTGCCACAATACGGCCAATGCGACGTTTGTCGTCGGCCGAGGGTTTGCATTTTTTCTGTCGCTTATCAATACGCTCAACCACTGCTATTTTAGCATTCTCGCTCTCTTGCGCGTAAACATTGGGTTCGACTGATATTGGTAACGTAACCACTCCACAAATTTGTTTCTTATTTGTGTCTACTGTCGATTGCCCAACTACGCCTATACCGCAATCTTTAGCGATCACTCTGCCGTTCACCTTGGCACGTATCTCAGTGTCACAATCGTCTGTGCCACCTCCTGGGTGCTCATTTATGTAAACGGCGCCAGCCTCCTGGAATCCCAGTTTGTTCTTCGGGCTGGCTTGCTTATCGTTGTTATCAACTTCCAACTTCTTGTCCGCCGATGATGTATCATCATCATCTATTAGCGCGGTGGTGTGTAACGAATCAGTTCTCGTTAAGCGGGTACGATAAAGTTTCTCAGGGAAGAATCCAAAGCACTTACTGTCACCGTAAAACTTGTTCGGTTGACACTTGTAGTAAGCCATTGCCCACGCGCCTATCGCGCGCATTGCTACATGGTCATCTGACCCATCTCCCCATTTCTCGTATCCACGTTGGTATATAGTACCCCTGGCTATCTTCGCCTTTGACTCTGCATATACCTGATTAGTTACACACTTGTCGAGCGCCGCAAACTCTTGTTGCGTAAAATTAACGCGGCGCTCGATCACCTCTTCGAATGTTGAAAACATGGATTTCCGTCCTGTTTTCAGAGGAACTGTTATCGTCCAATACCCAGGTCGGGTAGCAGCGCGTTGCCACATCCATTCCTCAATATCTGCTGCGTCGAAGTCACAGCGCATTTCATACAACATTAAGTTCTTCTTGTTGCGGAAGACGAGTCCTTTAAACCCAATTAATCCACACCATTGTGAGTCTCTCGGCTCACTACTTGATTCATACACCATATTTGGACGATATAGAGATGAAAGTTGTACGAAACAGTATGATCTATAGCCTGCTTTGGTTTCCCAAAACACCGGAGCGATCACTTCCAGATTCCGTATCCAGTCTCACGCCAGGTCGACATG